TCCGTCGTCTTATTCGTCGTTGAAAAAGGATTGGGACACTCTGCCGGCGTCTGGTTTCGCTGGCGAGATCCCTGCTTGGCCGTTGCCGAGTCAGTCTGAGCGCGAGGATGAGCTGTGGGCCATTTATTGGCGTAAGCCGCAGGCGATTATCTGGGATCGGAACAATCAGCAGCTCGAGGTTGCGTTGCATGTTCGTCGGATCTCTGAGGTGGAGCTTCCTGACTCTGCGACTGCTCTTGGCACGTTGGTTCGGCAGCAGATGGATGCGCTTTTGCTCACGATTCCTGCGCTGAATGCTGCCCACATTCTTATTTCGTCGTCTGCCCCTCAGGCTCCGACCCCGGCGAGGGGTGCTCGGAAGACGAAGACCGATAACTGGCTTTCGGCGGTTTCCATTGAAGGGGCCTGACTACAAGGTTCCCCCGCGCGCTCGCACTCTTGGTTACCTCGGCATTTGGTGGATTGAGACGCATTGTGTTGTCCCTGATGGCGATACTGCGGGCGAACCGTTCATGCCGACGATCGACCATAAGGTTTATCTCGCGAATTGGTACGAGATCCGCCCTAAGGCTGAGGCGGGCGAGCGCAACACGGCGTTTGTGTACCGGCTGGGTCAGTGGATGGCTGCTCAGAAGGTCGGCAAGTCTCCTGGTGTTGCTGCTGAGGCGTGCCTTGAGTTCGTTGGCCCGTGCTTGTTCGATGGGCGCGCGGTTGAGGGCGAGGCGTACGTTTGCGCCGAGCATGGTTGCCCGTGTGGCGAGGTTTATTTCTACGAGGCGGGCGAGCCTAAGGGGCGTCCGTGGGCTACTCCGCGGATTCAGTTGGCGGCTGTTGTCGAAGATCAGGTGGAGAACACTTGGGGCGCTCTTGTCCCGATGATTGACGACGGCCCGCTGTCTAATCTGATTCCGAAGACTGGTGAGGCGTTCATTCGTCATCCCAGCGGCAACCGTGACTCTCGCATTGAGATTGTGACGTCGAAGGCTGACTCGAAGCTGGGCGCGCGTGTTTCGCGGGCGTTTGGTGATGAGACGGGCCTGTGGACTGACTCGAACAACATGAAGAAGTTCCAGCGTACGTTGCGGCGTGGTGCTGCGGGTATGGGTGGCCGTGTAAGCGAGTCAACTAACCCGTATGACCCCGCTGAGAACAGTGTCGCGCAGGACACGTTCGAGTCGTCGCAGAAGGACGTTTACAAGCACTACTTCCCGCCGCCCGTTGCGCTCAAGTTCGAGCTCAAGAAGGACCGCGAGCAGATTTTCCGTTGGAACTACTCGGGCTCACCCTGGGTGGACATCCGTTCGATCGAGTCTGAGTCTGCGGCGCTTGCTGAGACTAACCCGGCTGAGGCTGAGCGTTTCTTCGGCAACCGCATCGTGGCTGGTTCTGGTCATTGGGTGCGCGAGGCCGATTGGGTCGCGAAGGGCTTGGATGGCGAGGCTGGGCGTGCTGAGCAGATCACGGTGGCGCCGCGAACGAAGGTGTGCCTCGGGTTTGACGGTTCGGACAACAACGACTGGACCGGCATCCGGCTAGAAACGCTCGACTACTACCAGTTCACGCCGACGTACCTCGAGGGTGCGCGTCCGACACTGTGGAAGCCGACCGACTGGGGCAACCGCATCCCTCGCTCTGAGGTCATGGCGGCAATGGATGAGCTCGCGAACAAGTTCGAGATCGTCCGTGGCTACTGCGACCCGATGTTCTGGGAAACCGAGATCGACACATGGGGCGCGAAGTACGGCGAGAAGGTTTTCGTCAAGTGGCCTACCAACTCGATTGGCCGTATGCACGCCTCACTCGAGCGGTTCCGCACCGACATCACGAACAAGGATAGCGACTTTCACCACGACGCAGACCTTGAGACCAAGTTCCACATGCGTAACGCAATTATCCGCGCACGACCCGGACAGAAGTACATCCTCGGCAAGCCTGCTGATCACCAAAAGATCGACCAGGTTATGTCTTCGGCGCTCGCTCACGAAGCAGTTTGTGATGCGATCGCGGCGGGCGCCTTGGATGTCGCTGATGACGAGTTTGTGTATTTCTAGCCCGTTGGAGGGTCATTTTGGATTCCACAGAAGCCCTCGCACTCACGAATCGCATTTATGCGCGTCTCGTGGGTCGTCGTCCTACATTCGACCGTCGTGAGCAGTATTACGAGGGCAAGCAGCCCTTGTCGTTCGCGACGGATGAGTGGAGGAAGGCAAACGCCGCTCAGTACGAGGGGTTCTCGGACAACTGGACTAAGCCGGTTGTGGATGCTGAGGGCGAACGGCTCAAGCACACGGGGATCAAGCTCGGAGACGGCGCTGAGGGCGCGGCTGAGAAGCTGTGGAAGCAGTGGCTCTATAACGAGATGGAAATGCAGTCCTCGCAGGGGTTCGTTTCGTCTCTGATTACGTCGCGCTCGTTCGCGATCGTGTGGGCTGACTCGAATGATGAGCCCACGATCAGTTGGGAGCACGCTTCAGACGTTGAAATCGAGTACGACTGGGCGAACCCGCGCATCCGTAAGGCCGCACTGAAGACGTGGGCCGACGACAAATATGAGTACGCGACACTGTTCACGCCGGATGCGGTGTGGAAGTTCGAGCGTTCTCGGCATGCGTCTAGGGACGTGAGCAGGTCGCAGGCTGAGCAGGCGAAGGTCAACGCGGCGTCGGAGGGTGGCTGGGTGCCGCGCGAGGTTGCCGGCGAGGTGTGGCCGTTGAATAACCCGATCGGTGTTGTGCCGGTCGTGGAGATCCCGAACCGGCCCATGCTGCGTGGCGATCCTGTCTCTGAGATTCAGGGTGTCATTCCCATGCAGGACGCGATCAACCTGCTCTGGTCGTACCTGTTTCTCTCTGCTGACTATGCCTCGATGCCGGCGCGTGTTGTGCTGCATCAGGGTCCGCCGATGACTCCGATTCTGGATAACACGGGCAAGCAGATCGGCACCAAGGCCGTCGACATGAAAGACCTTGCCGAGAAGCGCCTGCTGTACCTGTCGGGCGCTGACACTGCGATCGACTCGTGGGATGCTGCGAAGCTCGACGTGTTCTCGGACACCATTGAGATCGCGGTCGGTCACATTGCCGCTCAGACTCGCACGCCGCCGACGTACCTTGTCTCCAAGACGGGCATGTCGAACGTGAACGGCGAGGGGCTGAAGGCGTCGGAGATTGGGCTGGTCAAGAAGACGCTCGAGTTTCAGACGTTCGCCACCCCCGCTTTGCGCGAGGTGTACCGGCTTGTGGCCCTGGCCATGGGTGACGAGAAGCTGGCGCAGGCGACACGGCTGGCAACGATTACGTGGATGAACCCTGAGATCCGCTCGGAGTCGCAGCTTGCCGACGCGCTCATCAAGAAGAAGCAGATGGGCTACCCGCTCGAATACCTCATGGAGGTTGACGGGCTAGACCCGCTCGAGGTCAAGCGCGTGCTGAAGATGGCGGCGCGTGAGTCCGAAGAGGCCATGTCGTTCGGCGTTCAGGCCGCTATTGATTCGGGGGCGTCTGATGGGGCAGCTTCTCAGCCTGGCGGTTGATCTTCAGGATCAGCGCGAACTACTAACGCACAGGGCGACGGCTAAGAGCTTGCGCATTTGGCAGCAGGCCGACGTCGGCAACTTGGATGCGTCGTGGGACCGGATCGCACCAGCTCTCACGACGGTCGTAACCGCCGCCCAGGTGACCGCTGCACGCCAGTCGACGCCGTACATGGATTCGGTGTCGAAGGCGTGGGGCCACACTCCACAGAAGGCCGCGTTGGTTCCTGAGGCGTTCGGCGGGGTCATGCTCGATGGGCGTGAGGTTGCGCCGGCATTGTTCGGTTCGGTGACGACGACTAAGCGGGCGATCGGCGCAGGGATGAACCCGGCGCGAGCGTTCGAGGTCGGTGCCAGCTTCCTTGCGACGGTGATCGGTGCGGCGGTGCAGGACATGGGCCGTCAAGCTGATGCCACGCTCGCAACGGGTAAGGGATACACGCGCTACGTGCGCGTCGTCTCGGCTGGTGCTTGTTCACGGTGCGCGATTCTTGCGGGCCGCGATGATTACCGCAACGCATTCGAGCGTCACCCTCGGTGCCGGTGCACGTCGGTTCCGATTCCGGTTGGCGAGAGTCCCCCGGATGGTTTCCATGACACGCCGACCGAGTATTTCGAGTCCCTGTCTGCTGCTGAGCAGGAGCGGGTGTTCACGAAGTCGGGGGCGTATGCGATCCGTGAGGGCGCTAACCCGATCAGCGTGACTAACGCTCGCCGTGGCATGACTAAGGGCGGCGAGCTTGGCGCTCCTGCCCGGCTGGTGCCAACACGCATCGGCGTAAAGGCTGACGGTTCCCCGCTGAATGTGTTTCTCACGGGCGAGGGCACGACTGCTCGAGGCGCGTTCGCCAAGTCTGAGGGCGCAGCGACATTCACGGCAGGGAAAGAGGGCCGGTACCGACGCACGACGACGATGCGGCTCATGCCTGAGCAGCTGCAGTTGATGTCGGAAGGCAACCCCGCCCGAGCGCGCGAACTTCTCAAGCGTTACGGGTACATGGATTTCTAGCACCACCCAACAGCCGCGCAATGCGGCGACCAAGCAAATTGGAGCACAATGCACATCCTCAACAGCACGCCCGCCGCCTTCCGTGACGTGGACGGGATGGCCGTAATCGGACGTACCCGCCACGACCTCATGGGCATCCGGCACGTAGAGGGCGAAGAGGGCAACGCGCCCGAACCCGCCGAGGTCGACGCGGACGCCACCACCGACGCCACTGAATCCGAGGCCGAAGACACTGCCGGCGCCGACTCTCTCGGCGATGCGGGCAAGAAGGCGCTCGATGCCATGAAGGCGAAGTGGAAAGACGCTGACAAGGCGCTCAAGGCAGCCGCGTCCGAGAACGCCTCGCTCAAGGCCACCGCTGAAGGGCGTGAGGCTGAGCACAAGGCCGAGCAGGACAACCAGAAGGTGCGCGATGACGCACTCGCCGCCGCCAACGAACGAATCCTCAAAGCCGAAGTGCGCGCAGCCGCAGCGGGCAAGCTCGCTGACCCTGCCGACGCGCTCCGGTTCCTAGAACTTTCCTCCATCGAAGTCGGGGAGGACGGCGAAATCGACGCCGCTACAGTCGCATCCGCGATTGACGACCTCATTGCATCAAAGCCCTACCTCGCTGCGCAAGGCGGCACGA